GGATTTACAGCAGAACAAGGGAAACAGGCCCTGGGACTCTTCCGAGAATCAAATGCGGGAAGTATCTACGCTTCCAGCTGGAGGACGTGCTCGAATGGTTAAAGATGAAAACTCAGCAAGAATCCGAGTAAAGCAAAAAATATGCAAAACTTGATTTCTCATATCGTAAACCGGCTCAAAAAAAGTGAATACTGGCTTGAAAAATCCAGAGACAACGGCAGTACTATTCAAAATCTGATCTGCCCTGAGTGTGGGGACACAAAGGCTTGGGCGTATTCCGGTGAGCCCTGGTCGATCAACTGTAATCGGCTCAGTAGTTGTGGGTCAAGAACCAAAATTCGTGATCTTTTTCCCGATCTTTTTGTGAGTATCGAAAAAAGATTCAAACCTACATCCGCCGATCCAAATAGACCCGCTACTGCTTATCTCAAGATGCGCAACCTAAACAGTTCGATAAATGGATTGAAATATAAATATCAACCCAACATCAGAAAAACTGAGTCTGGCGGGGTTTTATTTCACGTCACCGATAAAATATGGAATGGTAGGCTATTCAATCCGCCTCCTGGAGAGGGAAAAACCCATAACATTGGTTCAACTGCAGGTCAATTATGGAAACACCCATCCTTGGATTACGAATCAAGCAAAGAAATATATGTGACGGAGGGGGTATTTGATGCGTTGTCTTTAATTGAAATGGACTTTGATGCTATTGCAGTTTTATCATCTGGCCAAAATCCTTCAAATGTTGATTTGCCCGAAACTAAAAACCTTATCTTTGCATTCGATAATGATCCGGCGGGACATAGCGCATTAAAGAAATGGAGATCACAATATCCTGATGCAAAAGCAATTATGCCCGTAAAGGGCGATTGGAACGATTTCCTGTCTGACAGTTCTCCCAAAAAGGCCAGATCGTATTTTGATGAAAAACGGCCAGAATTTGAATTCATGGCAAAGATAGCTCTTTCAGTGTCAGCCAAGGAATACGTTAACGCCTGGTTTAAATTTCATGACGGAATGCTCCCCGGATTGTTTGTTTTCAACAAGTGTTATTATCACTCGATATACGACAAGAGGAAAGATAAACCAAGCACACATAAAGTATCCAATTTTACTGTTGAGGTCCTACATTACTCGCTCAATAATACAAATAAAGAAGAGCCCATAAACAATTATTTCATTAAAGTTAAACCAAAAAAAGGTAGATCTGTTTCTTTTATAGTTTCTGCAAAAGACCTTTCTACACCAAGCTATTTGACTGCGATGTTTTTACAGCGCACCCGGTGCCTATGGGAAGGTGATAGGCAAGCCTCGCTTGCATTAGCCCGTATGATAGTGGAAAGTAGATCTCCAGTTGTCAGACAACTACAGACGATCGGCTACGACCTCGAATCCGATTGTTATGTATTCAAACATTTTTTAATCGACAACCAGGGGAAAATCATTCTGCCCAATCCAAAAGGGATCTTCGAGCTTTCAAAATCTAAACACCTCCGTCCAGCTCAGCAATCCGCTATCATTAAGCCGATTAAAGGCATACGGCCAGTCGAAATATACAACCGCATCTATGATACTTGGAATAACCAAGGGGCGGTTGCGCTTGCCTGGATGGTAGCAAGCTGGTTCGTCAATCAAATAAAAAAAAGAATTGGGTTCTTTCCCTTTCTTTCTTACTTTGGAGACACTCAGACAGGAAAAACTGCCCTCGCAAGAATTCAAAATGCCTGCCAGGGCCTTGATGGTGAAGGTCTGCCCATGCGCAAAGTTAATACCTCCAAGGGAGAAATCCGCAAAATTGCCCAGCTGTCGGGCTTATTCCAAGCATTATTAGAGAGCAGCAAAGAGGATAACACAAGATTTGATCTTGATGGTATCTTGACCCTTTATAACCCTAATCCTCTTCAAATTCGTGCCCGGACAACAAACGACATCCAAACTCATGAGATACCCTTCCTGGCCTCGCTTTTGTTTGTACAAAACAATGAACCTTTTAAAACCAAAGCCCAACGAGAACGTGTAATTTCTTTAAAATTCAAAAAAGACGAGCAGAACAGGGAAACAACCGCGGCATTTAATAAACTGCATCAAACCCCCCTTGCCGAATTTTCTTATTTTTTTCCTTTTATTATGAAGCATCGCAAAACCATTGAAGTTAAATGGTTCGGTGCATTTCAACAAGCCAAAGAAGACTTAAAGGGGGAAATTCAAGATGCCCGTATCAACGAGAATCATGCTTTGATTTTAGCATTTCACAGGATTCTATGTGAGATGATTAAGATTGAGAATCCTTTGCGCGGCTATATTGAAGAGATCGGCTCAAAAAAACAACAAGAGTGTTCGCGAAGCTTTGAAGATATAGCAGATTTCTTTTTTGATATTGTGTTATCTCTCGACACAACAAAAGATGATTTCACATTTAGTTGTGATCTAAAAGAGACAGATCACGCCTTGTGGCTCTATCTTCCAGGAGTCGTAAAAGTAATTCGAGATGAAGGCTATCCTTTGAATGTTCAGCTTAAGGATCTCCAATCATCCTTGCAAAAACACCCGGCATATAAAAAACACAACATTTCACATCGATTTAGTGATTGCACCGCTTCACAAGTTCAGAAAGCATGGGTTTTCGATATCCGGATAATAAAAAACACGGATGACCAAAGGTGAAAAGGTTACAGGTTACAGAAAAGTTACAGAAAAGTTACAAGAGGTATTTGTTATAATATATAATAATAATAATATATTATATATATTATTATACATACTGTAACCATGTAACCACTAAAACATGTTAGTAAAAATACATTAATGAATCTTCTGATAAAATATATATATACAAACAAAAAGTTGGTTACAAGGTTACAAAGTTACAATATAGGATAACTAATTGTAATTGTTATAAAATACTTGTAACCAAAATGTAACCTTAAACTAATAAATGGGAATAAGTAATTAAATCTGTCTTTATAAGAAGGCTCCCAAATAAAAATGGGTCCTTCCAGGCTTCGACAACAGTTTCTATTATCTGCGCTCCGGCGTTTGCTGCGTGTAACTCAGATTTCGAGTTGTACTTTTTTTATACTGTTAACATTAATTGACCAATAAATGAATTTGAGCAAAATACCTGAAAAACAAAATTTTTTACCCGGCTTTTCCCAGCAGGGTGATTCATTAGATCCTCTTTATTTAAGAACATATAAAGAGGTGGCTGATTTTTTTGGCAATCATACTCAGACGGTAAAAAATTGGGTCAAAAAGGGAATGCCGATCGCAGCCCGTGGCAAATATGATGCCAATGCTATTAGAAAGTGGGCCATCGCTGAAAATTTAATTTATGATGATGGTATTGGGTATTCAGCAAAAATTCAAAAGGAAAAATACCTGCATGAAAGAGCAAAACGCAAAGAACGAGAATTCGAGCTGGCCATCAAACATAGGAAGTACATAAAAATAGAAAATTCAAAAAGGGAGTTGATCACTTTAGCTCAGCAAGTAAGGATGACAATTTTAGCACTGCCTCATAAGATGGCGCCGATTTTGGAAGGTTTAAACGCTGTGGAGATCCAGAGAAAGCTTGAGGCTGCCATTGACGATATCTTGAGACACTTGAGCGGGATTAAAAATGATTGAGGGTAAAAATATCCATAAAACCTTAAGGAGATCATGGGAAGCGGTTTTTCGACCGCCGAAAAGACTGAACGTGTGGGAGTGGGCAGAAGAAAACCTTGTCCTTTCCGAAAAAATTACCAGTTACCCAGGCTTATACAGAACAGAACTCACACCATACGTGAAGGGCCCGCTGGAAGCATTTAAGTCTTGTGAAAGGATTGTCCTGTGCTTTGGGTCTCAAGTGGCGAAGACTACAGTGATTTTTTGTATCATCGGATATATCATAGACCAGGATCCAGGGCCAACGTTACTCGTTTATCCAACCGGTGACTTAGCCCGGCGCCTTTCTAAAAAGAGGTTACAGACAATTATAAACGACAGCTCATCACTCGCCAGGCATAAGACATCGATTGATGATGATTTTCAGCTTCTTTCTTACACTCTGGATCGTCTAACCATTACCCTCGTAGGTTCGAATAGCCCTGCGGCAATTAGCAGTGACCCAGTAAGATTTTTAATAATGGATGAGGTTGACAAATTCGCTTATGAAAGTGCGACAGAAGCAGACGCGTTATCTTTAGCAATGGAAAGGACGAAGTCTTTTTGGAATAGCAGAACAATAATCACATCGACACCGACTACCTCGGATGGAAATGTTTGGCACCAGTTTTTATTGACCGATCAGAGATACTATCACGTACCATGCCCGATATGCGGAGAATTTCAAAGGCTT